ATGAATAGTCTGCTGCCACCGGGTTCAACTTCACTGGAGCGCCGACTGGCGCAGACCTGTAGCGGGATTTCTGATCTGCAGGTGCCGCTGCGTGACTTGTGGAATCCGGCGACCTGTCCGGTCAGTTTCCTTCCTTATCTCGCCTGGGCGTTCTCTGTGGATCGCTGGGACGAGGGCTGGACAGAAAGCGTCAAGCGCCAGGTGGTGAAGGATGCTTTTTATATTCATCAGCATAAAGGGACCACCAGTGCCGTGCGGCGGGTGGTGGAGCCGTTCGGCTTTCTGATCCGCATTATTGAGTGGTGGCAGACCGGAGAAACACCGGGCACGTTTCGCCTGGATATCGGCGTGCAGGACCAGGGCATCACTGAAGATACCTATCTGGAACTTGAGCGGCTGATAAGCGATGCCAAACCATGTAGCCGCCATCTGATCGGCATGTCCATCAATCTGCAGACCAGCGGCCCGCATTGGGTGGGGGCTGCCAGCTATCTTGGCGAAGAAATCACGATCTATCCGTATATCAACGAAACAATTATTTCCGGCGGCACCGCGCATGAAGGCGGGGCGGTCCATGTTATTGACACAATGAGAGTGAATCCATGAGCACAAAATTTTATACCCTGCTGACGGATATTGGCGCGGCGAAACTTGCCAGCGCCGCCGCGCTCGGTGTGCCGCTAAAAATTACCCATATGGCGGTGGGCGATGGCGGTGGAGTATTACCAACGCCGGACGCAAAGCAGACGGCACTGGTAAATGAGAAACGCCGGGCTGCGCTGAATATGCTTTATATCGACCCGCAGAACAGCAGCCAGATTATTGCCGAACAGGTGATCCCTGAAAACGAGGGCGGTTGGTGGATACGTGAAGTGGGCTTGTTTGATGAGTCCGGGGCATTGATTGCCGTGGGCAACTGCCCGGAAAGCTATAAGCCGCAACTGGCTGAAGGTAGCGGGCGCACTCAGACCGTGCGCATGGTGCTGATTACCAGCAGCACGGACAATATCACCCTGAAAATCGACCCTGCTGTAGTGCTGGCAACCCGCAAGTATGTGGATGACAAGGCACTGGAGCTGAAGGTGTACGTGGATGATCAGATGGCAAAACATCTTGCCGCACCGGACCCGCATTCACAGTACGCGCCAAAAGCCAGCCCGACATTTACCGGAACCCCCAAAGCGCCAACGCCAGCGGCGGGGAATAATACCACGCAGGTTGCGACCACTGCGTTTGTACAGGCGGCACTGACGGCCCTTATTAATGGTGCGCCAGCCACGCTGGACACGCTGAAAGAAATAGCCGCAGCCATTAACAATGATCCGAATTTCAGTACCACCATTAACAATGCGCTGGCACTAAAAGCACCGTTGTCGAGTCCGGCACTCACCGGAACGCCAACAGCCCCCACGGCGGCACAGTCGGTCAACAATACACAGATTGCCACTACGGCTTTTGTGAAATCAGCGATTGCAGCAATGGTGGGTTCTGCACCCGCGGCACTGGATACACTGAACGAACTGGCGGCGGCACTGGGGAATGATCCGAACTTTGCCACGACAATGCTTAATGCGCTGGCAGGTAAACAACCGCTGGACAATACGCTTACCAATTTGAGTGGGAAGGATGTTGCCGGTCTTCTTGCATACCTTGGTTTGGGAGAAGGTGCTCCAGCTATTGGCGTTCCGTTCTTCTGGCCGTCCGCTGCAATGCCAAATACTGTAATCGACAGCTGGTCCAGTATGGTGTTTTTGAAGTTCAACGGGGCGAAATTTTCTGCCTCTGATTACCCTGTGCTGGCAAAAGTGTTTCCTTCGCTGGTATTACCTGAAGCCCGCGGTGATTTCATTCGTATCTGGGATGACGGGCGAGGTGCAGATGGTGGTCGCGAATTATTAAGCTGGCAGGCAGCAACATCTTTATCGCAATTTGGCGGTAATTATCCAGAAGGGTCCGGCCATGCGATTAATAGTCATGATGGAATTACAGGTAATCAGCCTGGCTTTTCAAGATTTCAGTTCACCAGTTCTGCTGTAGGGGATGGTGTGAATTTTATTGCCGTCAGACCGCGAAATATTGCATTTAACTTTCTGGTGAGGGCTAAATAATGAAACCTGTTTTTGATGAAAATGGGCTGGCTACAGTGCCGGGCGATATGCGTTGTTTTTATTATGATGCTGAAACATCTGAGTATACGGGCTGGTCTGATGAATATATTAATACTGGCGTAAGTATGCCCGCCTGTTCCACTGGTATTGATCCTGGCGAAAACATTCCGGGAAGAGTGGCAGTATTTACAGGTAAGGGATGGAGCCATGAAGAAGACCACCGCAATGAGACTGTTTACTCAATCGAAAATGGCGCAGCTGTTACAGTGGATTATATCGGTGCCATCAAAGACGGTTATGTCACGCTTTCACCGTTAACGCCATACGATAAATGGGATGGTGAGAAATGGGTGACAGATACTGAGGCACAGCATAGCGCCGCAGTAGATGCAGCAGAAGCACAGCGCCAGTCGCTGATTGATACTGCAATGGCTTCCATCAGTCTGATTCAACTGAAATTGCAGGCCGGACGTAAACTGACGCAGGCAGAAACCACCCGACTTAACGCTGTGCTGGATTACATTGACGCGGTGACGGCAACAGATACCAGCACCGCGCCGGATGTCATCTGGCCTGAACTGCCGGAGGCGTAGGCCATTCAATATCTGGCGCACTGGAGGTATCAACCAGTTCCAGTGCGTTCAGATAATCCAGCCACAAATTATATTGCGCCAGTTCCTCACCATTCAGACGACCAATAGCCGCTTTACCAGGCCATTGTTTACTGTTCATGTATTCGTTGGCATGGTTAATCAATAATTGCCTCTCTGATTCGGCCTGTTCAATAAGTTCCTCATGTGATGGTGGAGGTATTTCAACCCATGCAGGATTGCCATAACCGTCCGACCCTCTGATTTTTCCAGTCGGCGGGAATCCTAAAAACTCGGTTGCATCCTCCTCGCTAATATCAGTGAATGTGGCGATTTCATCTTCGCTCAATTTATAATCGGAAATTGACGCGGCAGGATAGAATAATGCATTCTTTGGATCAAATTTATACATTTCAATCACCCCGCTATCCATCTGTATGCGACTGGCATACTTCCAACCTGTGAAACAGAAAACCCCTGCCTCGATTTTCGCAACACATTTACGGCCCCTTTATTTGCTCCTGTATCTGCTGCACAAACGATAACTTCGAAATCGTCATACGGAAATGGTATCGGGAATAAAATGTTAGTTTGACTTGATGTCATAGCAAATCCCCGCTGTATTATTCTCCCCGACGGGTCTCTATTCCATCCTGTCCCAGATGTCCATTCTGACATACTAGGTATCTGATTTTCCCCTGTTCCCACATTCCGTTTTGCCGCTTCTCCCAAACCAACGTTTATGAAAATGCAGAGATAACGGCTAACTGGCATCATCTCCGGTTTTTATTCAGGGGGATGATCATGCTTATTGGCTATGTACGCGTGTCAACAAATGACCAGAACACCGATTTGCAACGCAATGCACTGAACTGTGCGGGATGTGAGCGGATTTTTGAGGATAAAATCAGTGGCACCAAGTCCGACAGACCGGGGCTGAAAAAGCTGCTCAGGACACTATCGGCAGGAGACACGCTGGTTGTCTGGAAGCTGGACAGACTGGGGCGCAGTATGCGGCATCTTGTTACGCTGATAGAAGAGCTGCGCCAGCGTGGCGTGAATTTCCGAAGCCTGACTGACAGTATTGATACCAGCACCCCAATGGGCCGTTTCTTTTTTCATGTCATGGGTGCCCTGGCTGAAATGGAACGCGAACTGATAGTTGAACGTACCAGGGCGGGGCTGGCTGCAGCTCGTGCTAAAGGCAGAGTAGGTGGACGCCGTCCTAAGTTGACCAGCGAACAGTGGGCACAGATTGGGCGTTTACTCGAGGCCGGAGAATCAAGACAGCGTATTGCACTGATTTTTGATGTAGGCGTTTCTACCATTTATCGAAAATTTCCGGCAAATAAGAACAATAAATCTCCCTGAATCAGCTTTATTTTGATTATCCCTGAAAGCAGACAAATACCGTCATTTTGTGTGAATAACGGTACAACTGCGCTTAGCTGTTTGTCAGGCACAATCACTTCAACATAGGGCGAAGCCTAATCCAATCAGGAGGTTCGCCACTATGGCTCAGGATTACCACCACGGGGTGCGCGTTGTTGAAGTCAACGAAGGCACCCGATCCATTACCACGGTGAGCACCGCCATCGTGGGTATGGTCTGCACGGGCGATGATGCCGATGCAAAAATGTTTCCTCTTAATAAACCCGTGCTGATCACTGATGTGCTGACTGCCAGCGGTAAAGCGGGTGAGTCAGGCACGCTGGCTCGTTCGCTGGATGCCATCGCTGACCAGGCAAAACCCGTGACCGTTGTTGTGCGTGTGCCGCAGGGTGAAACGGAAGAAGAAACCACGACCAATATCATCGGAGCAGTGACCGCTGAAGGTAAAAAAACAGGCATGAAAGCCCTGTTATCTGCCCAGTCACAGCTCGGCGTTAAACCGCGCATTCTCGGCGTGCCAGGTCACGACACGAAGGCGGTAGCTACTGAGTTGCTGAGCGTGGCGCAAAGCCTGCGTGGATTTGCTTACCTGTCAGCGTATGGTTGCAAGACAGTGCAGGAAGCAATCACTTACCGTGAAAACTTCAGTCAGCGTGAAGGAATGCTGATCTGGCCCGACTTTACTGGCTGGGACACGGTGCTGAATGCCGAAGCAACGGCTTATGCCACCGCCCGTGCGCTTGGTCTGCGCGCCAAAATTGACGAGCAGACCGGATGGCACAAAAGCCTGTCCAACGTGGGCGTTAACGGTGTCACCGGAATTTCTGCTGATGTGTTCTGGGATCTGCAGGACCCGGCAACCGATGCGGGACTGCTGAACCAGAACGACGTCACCACCCTTATCCGCAAAGACGGTTTTCGCTTCTGGGGTTCCCGCTGCCTGAGTGATGACCCGCTCTTTGCCTTCGAAAACTACACCCGCACGGCGCAGGTGCTGACGGACACGATGGCAGAAGCGCACATGTGGGCGGTGGATAAACCGCTGAATCCGTCGCTGGCCCGCGACATTATCGAGGGTATCCGCGCCAAAATGCGCAGCCTGGTCAGTCAGGGCTATCTCATTGGTGGTGATTGCTGGCTGGATGAGTCGGTGAACGACAAAGACACGCTGAAAGCCGGAAAACTCACCATCGACTACGACTACACGCCAGTGCCGCCACTTGAAAACCTGATGCTGCGTCAGCGCATCACCGATCAGTACCTGGTGAATTTCTCCAGCCAGGTCAGCGCGTAAGGGGACAACATGGCTTTACCACGCAAATTAAAACACCTGAACCTGTTTAATGACGGGAACAACTGGCAGGGGATCGTTGAGTCGCTGACGCTGCCGAAATTTACCCGCAAATATGAGAAGTATCGCGGCGGCGGAATGCCGGGTGCAGTGGATGTGGATCTGGGGCTGGATGACGGCGCACTGGATACGGAATTTTCCATTGGTGGTACTGAACTGCTGCTGTTTAAGCAGATGGGCAAAGCCACGGTGGATGGTATCCAGTTGCGCTTTACCGGCTCTATCCAGCGTGACGATACCGGGGAAGTGCAGGCCGTGGAGCTTGTGGTGCGTGGACGTCACAAAGAAGTGGATTCCGGCGAGTGGAAGACGGGCGAAAGCAACACCACCAAAGTGACCAGTACCAACAGCTACGCGAAGCTGACTATAAATGGTGAGGTGCTCTATGAAGTGGACCTTATCAACATGGTGGAAATTGTGGACGGTGTGGACCTGATGGAAGCGCACCGCAACGCCCTCGGCCTCTGATGTATCTGAACGGCGCGGGATACCGCGCCAGAACCCAATTTACAGGACAGCAAAATGAGCGATAAGCAGACTGAAAAGACTATTCAACTGGATACCCCCATCAAGCGCGGTAAAACAGAAATCACCGAAATTGTGCTGCGTAAACCGCAGTCCGGTGCGCTGCGCGGTACACGCCTGCAGGCCATTATGGATATGGATGTGAACGCGATGATGACCGTGATCCCCCGCATCTCCAGTCCGGCACTGACTGCACAGGAAATTGCAGAGATGGACCCGGCAGATCTCACTGCCATGTCGGTTGAGGTTGTCACTTTTTTGTTGAAGAAGTCGGTGCTTGCCGGTTTACCGACAGCCTGACGGTTGACGATCTGGTGGCTGATATCGCCACCATCTTTCACTGGCCGCCATCCGTTACTGACGTTATGCCGCTGACCGAAGTGCTGGAATGGCGGTATAAAGCGATTCAGAGAAGCGGGGCCAACGATGAGTGATAATAACCTGCGCCTGCAGGTCATTCTTAATGCGGTTGACAAACTCACCCGCCCATTCCGTGCTGCACAGGCCAGTTCGAAAGAGCTGGCTGGCGCAATTCAGAATACCCGAAACAGCCTCAAAGAACTGAATAAGCAGGCTGGCAGAATTGATGAATTTCGCAAGACGCGCTCGCAACTAGCCATAACAGCCAACAACCTGAACGCAGCCCGCGAAGAGGCGGCAAAACTCGCCACACAATTTGCTGCCACTAACAGGCCAACCGCCGCGCAGGCAAAGTTATTCAGTCAGGCCAAAACACGAGTACAGGAACTTCAGCAGACCTATAACGGCTTGTTGGGGGCGGTCCAGAGACAACGTCAGGCACTTAAAGAATCAGGGATTGATACCAGACAACTCAGTAGTGCCCAGCGAGAACTTAAGAAAAATGCCGAAGAAACTCGTCAGGCACTGGAGGGCCAGCAAAAAGCACTTAAACGTCTGGGTGAACAACAGGCACGGATGAACGCTGCCAGAGAACAATACTCAAGACGGCTTGAAGTGCGCGATCGCATCGCAGGAGCCGGAGCCACCACCACGGCTGCAGGGCTGGCAATGGGCGCGCCAGTGATGGCGGCGGTAAAAAGCTATACCAGCATGGAAGATGCCATGAAAGGTGTGGCAAAGCAGGTCAATGGTCTGCGTGACGATAATGGCAACCGCACTGCGCGTTTTTACGAAATGCAGGATGCCATCAAAGCTGCCAGTGAACAGCTGCCAATGGAAAACGGTGCTGTGGACTTCGCCGCACTGGTTGAAGGTGGTGCGCGCATGAATGTGGCAAACCCTGACGGCAGCTGGGAGGACCAGAAACGTGACCTGCTGGCCTTCGCCAGTACGGCAGCAAAGGCGGCAACAGCCTTTGAGCTGCCAGCGGATGAACTGTCAGAAAGTCTGGGGAAAATCGCCCAGCTCTACAAAATACCAACCCGCAATATTGAACAGCTCGGTGATGCGCTGAACTATCTGGATGATAACGCCATGTCGAAAGGGGCAGACATCATTGATGTCATGCAACGCCTGGGCGGTGTGGCTGATCGTCTGGATTATCGTAAAGCGGCGGCGCTGGGTTCCACCTTCCTGACACTGGGGGCTGCGCCGGAGGTCGCTGCCAGTGCTGCCAACGCGATGGTGCGTGAATTGTCCATTGCCACCATGCAAAGCAAGAGTTTCTTTGAAGGGATGAATCTGCTGAAACTCAATCCTGAAGTGATTGAAAAGCAGATGACGAAGGATGCGATGGGAACTATCCAGCGTGTGCTGGAGAAGGTGAACGCACTGCCGCAGGACAAGCGTCTGTCTGCCATGACCATGTTGTTTGGTAAAGAGTTTGGCGATGACGCGGCGAAACTGGCAAACAACCTGCCGGAACTACAGCGCCAGCTAAAACTGACAGCGGGCAATGATGCGCTCGGTTCCATGCAGAAAGAATCCGACATCAACAAGGACTCACTTTCTGCTCAGTGGTTGCTGGTTAAAACCGGAGCGCAGAATACCTTCAGCAGCCTGGGCGAAACGCTGCGCCAGCCGCTGATGGATATTCTGTACACGGTGAAAAGCGTTACGGGAGCGTTGCGTCGCTGGGTGGAAGCTAACCCGGAACTGACGGGCACACTGATGAAAGTAGCCGCTATTGTGGCTGCGGTTACCGTAGGCCTAGGCACCCTGGCTGTGGCGCTGGCTGCAGTGCTGGGGCCGCTGGCAGTCATCCGTCTGGGATTCTCTGTGCTGGGCATCAAAACGTTACCTTCCGTTATGGCAGCAGTAACACGAACCAGCAGCGCGTTGTCCTGGCTGGCTGGCGCACCACTGGCACTGCTGCGACGCGGGCTTGCTTCATCGGGCAACGCCGCAGGTTTACTTACTGCGCCGTTGTCGTCTTTGCGCCGTACGGCATCACTGACGGGAAATGTCCTGAAAACTGTAGCAGGTGCGCCGGTTGCACTATTGCGGTCTGGATTATCCGCTTTACGTGCTGTTGCTGTGATGTTTATGAATCCTCTGGCGGTACTGCGCGGCGGGCTGGCTGCCGCAGGCACGGTGCTGCGAGTACTGGCATCTGGTCCACTGGCGATGTTGCGCGTTGCCCTGTATGCCGTATCTGGTCTGTTAGGTGCTTTGCTCAGTCCGATAGGTCTTGTGGTTACTGCACTGGCGGGTGTGGCACTGGTTGTCTGGAAATACTGGCAACCCATCACCGCATTTCTCGGTGGCGTGGTGGAAGGATTCAAAGCGGCGGCAGGTCCCATCAGTGCAGCGTTCGAACCGCTTAAGCCTGTGTTCCAGTGGATTGGTGACAAAGTGCAGGCGCTGTGGGGCTGGTTTACTGATCTGCTGACGCCCGTTAAGTCGACCTCTGCCGAACTGCAGAGCGCAGCGGCAATGGGGCGACGATTCGGGGAGGCACTGGCGGAAGGGCTGAATATGGTTATGCATCCGCTGGACTCCCTGAAATCTGGCGTTTCCTGGTTGCTGGATAAACTCGGCATTGTCAGTAAAGAGGCTGCAAAGGCGAAACTGCCGGAAAGCGTGACGCGTCAGCAACCTGCGACGGTGAATGCAGACGGTAAAGTGATGATGCCATCGGGTGGTTTTCCGTCATGGGGATATGGCTTTGCGGGGATGTATGACAGCGGCGGCTATATCCCGCGTGGGCAGTTTGGCATCGTCGGTGAAAACGGGCCGGAAATTGTTAACGGCCCGGCAAATGTGACCAGCCGGAGAAATACAGCTGCACTGGCTGCCGTTGTTGCCGGAATGATGGGCGTTGCTGCCGCGCCAGCAGAGCTTCCACCGTTGCACCCTTTGGCACTTCCCGCGAAAGGTGGAGAAGCAATTGTGAGTCGCGCAGCCACTGTGCCGCTCGTTCAACGGATTGAGGCACCGACGCAGATCATCATTCAGACGCAGCCAGGACAAAGTGCGCAGGATATTGCGCGGGAGGTGGCACGCCAGCTTGATGAACGTGAACGCAGGCTGAAGGCAAAAGCCAGGAGTAACTACAGCGATCAGGGGGGATACGACGCATGATGATGGTGCTGGGATTGTACGTGTTTATGCTGCGCACCGTTCCGTATCAGGAACTGCAGTATCAACGCAGCTGGCGACATGCGGCAAACAGCCGGGTAAACCGTCGTCCGTCCACGCAGTTTCTGGGACCGGAAAACGACATGCTGACGCTTTCCGGTGTTCTTATGCCGGAGATAACAGGCGGCAGGCTGTCGTTGCTGGCACTGGAGCAGATGGCAGAACAGGGGAAAGCATGGCCCCTGATTGAAGGCAGCGGCACGATTTACGGCATGTATGTGATTGAGGGACTGAATCAGACTAAAACGGAGTTTTTCCGCGACGGTATGCCGCGCAGGATTGAGTTCACCCTTTCGCTAAAACGGGTGGATGAATCCCTGTCCGATATGTTCGGTGATCTCAGTACTCAACTGAATAATCTGCAGGACACGGCAACGTCTGCCTTAAGCGATATCAGTAAAACGGTGGGAGGGCTGCTGTCGTGAATTTCAGCTCTGAACTGCTTAACAAAGGAAACAAAACTCCCGCATTCAGCATCAGTATTGAGGGGAAGGATATCACCACTGTGCTGGATAACCGCCTGATGAGTCTGACGCTGACGGACAATCGGGGCTTTGAAGCGGACCAGCTTGATCTGGAGCTGGACGACGCCGACGGAAAAATCGTGCTGCCGCGCCGTGGTGCGGTCATTACGCTGGCGCTGGGCTGGAAGGGGCAGCCGCTTTTCCCGAAAGGGGCATTCACGGTGGACGAGATTGAACACACTGGCGCACCGGACCGCCTGACTATCCGGGCGCGAAGTGCTGATTTTCGGGAAACGCTGAATACCCGCCGTGAAAAATCGTGGCATAACACCACCATCGGGGAAGTGGTGAAGGAAATAGCCGCGCGGCACAAGCTGAAGATGGCACTGGGTAAAGACCTGTCGGATAAGCCCGTGGAGCATATAGACCAGACTAATGAGAGTGACGGCAGTTTTTTGATGCGGCTGGCGCGCCAGTACGGTGCCATTGCATCGGTGAAAAATGGCAATCTGTTATTCATCCGGCAGGGACAGGGCAAAAGCGCCAGCGGTAAACCACTGCCGGTGATTACTATCACACGTAAGGACGGCGACAGTCACCGCTTTACCCTGGCAGATCGCGGAGCTTACACGGGGGTAATTGCCAGCTGGTTGCATACCCGCGAACCCGCGAAGAAAGAAAGCACTACGGTGAAGCGTAAGCGCAGGACTAAGAAGCAGAAGAAAGAGCCGGAAGCGAAGCAGGGCGATTACCTGGTGGGGACGGATGAAAACGTGCTGGTACTTAATCGCACTTATGCCAACCGGAGCAACGCTGAACGGGCAGCGAAAATGCAGTGGGAACGCCTGCAACGTGGCGTTGCGTCATTCTCGCTACAACTGGCGGAAGGGCGGGCAGATCTCTACACGGAAATGCCTGTGAAGGTCAGTGGTTTTAAACAGCCGATAGATGATGCGGAATGGACCATTACGACTCTGACACATACCGTCAGCCCGGATAACGGTTTTACAACCAGTATTGAACTCGAAGTGAAGATTGATGATCTTGAAATGGAATAAAGTGTTCTCAATATTGATATTTTGTGTATCATTACAATGATTCTGATAGCAAAGGTAGGGATCTGGATATGATGAATTGTCCAAAGTGTGGTCATGCGGCACACACAAGGAGCAGTTTTCAAGTAACTGAAAGCACTAAAGAGCGTTACTGCCAGTGCCAAAATATTAACTGCGGGAGTACTTTTGTTACCCATGAAACAGTGGTCCGGTTTATTGTGACACCCGCACTGATTGCTACTGCTCCTCCACATCCATTGCCAGGTGGTCAGGGGCATATGAATTTTTGAGAAAGAGAACCTGCTACGGCAGGTTTTTATTCATCTGGGATCTCACCCGTTTCAAGAAAATGTATAAAGCCAGGCTCATCTATGATGATTGTGCCTTTCATCCTGGCTGCCGATACTTTTGATGGGCCTGCATTGTAACCGCAACAGAGCATCTGAAGGCTTTGGGTTACAGAGGTTCTTACCGTTAATCCTTGTTCATTCGCCTTATCAACCAATCTTTCTTTATCTGCTTTCTTAAATCCGGTGAAACACACATCGAATGTATTTTTTTTCGGACCAGACTGCTTGGTGAGATGTGAGTAGTTTTCGGGGAGGAATGACGCGCACTCCTGAATGGCTTGTTCTGGTGAATCGTACTGTTTAAGAATGCGGTCTTTTCGGAAGGTTTTTATTCGATCGGTGTTCTTACAAATGCCCTGTATATGATTTTCGCTATAACTGATGCTCTGTATAGAGTGAACACCGATACGACCATTTGCATTGATGTAAACAAAGTGAAGTTCTTCCATGTGAAACCTCTTTGCATGATTTCAAGATGGCGACAGGCAAGATGGACGCAAAAGTCTGTCGCCATTTTGCCGCCACTACTAAAGAAAAAGGGGCTACGCTTTCACGTAACCCCTTGATTTATTTGGTGGAGCTGGCGGGAGTTGAACCCGCGTCCGAAATTCCTACATCCTCGGTACTACATGCTTAGTCAGTCTTTACATTCGCTTGCCAGCTGCGGACGGACACGCCACTAACAAACTAGCCTGATTAAGTTTTAACGCTTCAACCCCAGGCAGGGCTTCCACGCGATCTCTTTTGGGTTTGACCTCTCTTGATCCCCGTCCTAAGAGCGGAGGCTAGGGAGAGAGGGCTCTAAGCAGGTTATTAAGCTGCTAAAGCGTAGTTTTCGTCGTTTGCGACTATTTTTTGCGGCTTTTTACGAGGCCAACCGCCCCTCGGCATGCACCTTGGGTTTCGCAAATCCCGTCGAATCCAGAATCAGCCCCAATGTGTAACGGTAAGTATACCAGATTCATGAGTGCCATGACCAGCCTCAATGGCGTTATCGTTAAAGATTTAGCACCCATGTAGCCTGATTTTTATTCGATTAAGCAATGGGATGGCAACATTTGGGTCGGATGTGATAGCCAATAAGATGTGCATTCGCGCCGCCGGAGAGGGAGGCGCGGTGAGGAGCGGATCAATAATTGCAGTGCAGGTTTAACGGTGGGCGTTTTTCATGATACGCGCTTTATCCACCTGCCATTCGCGTTCTTTGATATCTGAACGTTTATCATGCTGTTTCTTACCTTTGGCGACGCCGATTTTCACTTTGCACCAGGCATTTTTCCAGTACAGGGAGAGCGCCACTACGGTATAGCCTTCTCGATTGACGCGACCGTACAATGAGTCCAGTTCGCGCTGGTTGAGAAGTAACTTGCGGGTACGGGTAGGATCGCACACCACATGCGTGGAGGCCACAGCCATTGGCGTGATGTTAGCGCCAAACAGAAATGCCTCTCCGTCACGCAGAAGGACGTAGCTGTCGCTGATATTGGCTTTTCCTGCACGCAGGGATTTAACCTCCCAGCCTTGCAGGGCAAGTCCCGCCTCGAACTCTTCTTCGATAAAGTATTCGTGCCGGGCGCGCTTGTTAAGCGCGATGGTCGCTGAACCAGGTTTATGTGCTTTTTTCTTCGTCAT